GCAAGAACTCTCCTTCTCAAGGGTCGTTCCTACGAGTCGATTCTGCTGGACCGTGTGGCTCGTGACAACAACGTCAGTCTGACCACAGAGCCAACGTGGAACATCACACTGGCTCCGGCGGCTCTCATGCGCAAGATCTTCCACGATATTTGCGTTACCGGTGTTGGCAATGCACAGGACATCATCCCGGGCATCGTGGAGGCCTCGCTCATTTCCTCGAACATCGCAGAACCTACCGACCCGATCACGGTTCATCTCAAGCCGGACACTGTCTACGCTGCAGAGAATCAGATCGGATCGGTTTGGGGTCTCGGATTCAGGTTCCTTCGACAGGAGCCTGGAACGATGTACTTCGATGTCTATGCAGGAAGTGACCGAACCAGTGGGCAGACACTGTTGACTCCGGTCATATTTTCGCCGAACCTGGACAACCTGCAGAACACCAAAGAACTGACAACCATCGATCAGTCGAAGAACGTCGCGTACGTATATTCGCCGGACGGGTTTCAGATGGTGTACGGAACAGGTGTCGACACCGCCATCGCTGGTCTACAGAGGCGAGTCCTCGTGGTGGATGCTAGCGACATCACGACTGCTGCTGGCTATGCAGACGTTCCGAGTGCTCTGATACAGCGCGGTAAGGATATGCTCACGCAGTCCACCGTGTTCCAGGGGTTCGACGGCGAGATCAGTCAGAATTGCCCCTACGTCTATGGTCGAGACTACAATCTCGGCGACTTGGTAGAGCTGCAGAATGTCGATGGTGTCGCGATGGTCAAGCGGATCACCGAGCAGATCTTCTCCGGTGATGCCACAGGCGTGAAGTCATATCCGACTCTCACAGCGAACACCTTCATCAACACCGGCTCGTGGTTGTCCTGGACCAATAACAAGGCCTGGGTCGACTTCGATCTGGACACCACGACTGTTTGGGGAACCGAACCGTAAGGAGGCAACATGGCAGTCGGAGATCAGGCATCCTCTGCAGGATATCCGCTAGTCCCAGACACTGGCGAAGAAGGCCGTGTTCGCTGGGGCGGCAGAGAGATCAACCGCACAAGGGATCTGATCGCCGCCGTTCTGGGTTCCATTCCCATCGGGAAGTCGGGATACAGGACAGCCGCTGGAATTTCCTCGGGATTTGGCGATCCCAGCGGTGGCAATGACGGCGACATCTACTTCAAGATCGTCGCGTAGGCGGAGATATGACGGACTACACGCATGCTTCCGGTGCCGGTACGATGATGATCCGGGACACCGGAAGCGTCGTGCAGTATTGGTTCAAAGCCGGATTCACCAATGACTTCTACCACGGCCTGCATTTCGAGGTGGATGTCAACGGCGTCGTCAAGGATCTTCCGGGCGTCAACTACCCAACCGGTGCCAACTGGTTGATGATCTACTCGTCAACGGTCAGTACTACTCAGACTGTGACGTTCAAGCTACTGACGGCCACCGGGATTTCAGGTTTCGGCGGCCCGACGACTTTCAGCCAAGCCATCTCGAGATCGACCGCACCCGGAATTCCTGCTCCGCCCATTGTCGGTAGTCCGAGAGTCAATTCTCTCGGCGTGTCGTGGACTCCCCCTTCAAGTGGGGGATCTGCCATCAACAACTACCAGGTCGCATATGGCATCGATCCTACGGCTGCGTCTTTCGTCCTGTACACGACCAACACCTCAATCACCTTGAGTGGTCTGGCAACGGGAACGACGTATTACGTCTGGATTCGAGCCTTCAACGCCATAGGGTTCGGTGGATGGTCGAATCCATCTTCAGGAACGACCGACATGGGCGGGTACGTCAACGTCGGAGGGGCATGGCATCTTGCCGAGCCCTGGGTCAAGTCTGGAGGAGTGTGGCACAGGTGCACTACTAAACTGATAGGTCACTAAGAAAGGGAAAATGTGGAATCCTGGCTGCCAGTTCTCGTGGCTTCTGTGGGGTCCGTCCTGGCATCTTCGGGATTCTGGACTTTACTGCAACGCCGGGATGACAAGAAAGACGCGATTAACCAAGTCGTCCTGGGTCTAGCCTACGAGCGCATTGTTTCTCTCGGTATGTTCTACATCAATCGAGGATGGATCACTACCGGAGAACTCGGTGAGTACGGGAAGTATTTCTTCTATCCGTACCATGCCTTGGGTGGAAACGGTCCTGCCGAGAGAATATGGGATCAAGTCAACAAGCTCCCCATCCAGTCACACGACCGCTTCAAAGACATCTACGAAGGAAGCGAAAGGGTTATCGAAAATGTCCCCGTCATCTCACGCGCAAGCCAAGAGGCCACTCCTTGGGGATAACGCCTACCAGGCCCTCAAACACCTCGCAGCGGCCGGTCTTCCGGCCCTGATCACGCTCTACTTCACGCTGGCGCAGATCTGGCACTGGCCGGACACAGCTCAGGTGATGGGTACTCTCGCGGCGATCAACACGGCCGCCGGTCTACTTCTCGGGGTTTCGAGCTACACCTACCACAACAGCGATGCCGCGTTCGACGGCGAGATCCAGGTCGATGACAGCGGTCCTAAGACCGTCGGCTCTCTAGTCTTCAACCGAGACCCAGAGCAGATCCTGAACCAGCGAACCGCCGTTCTCAAGGTCACTCAGGTTCCCACTCCGGACTCCAGTCCGTCCGCGGATGCGCAGCATCTGAATCTGTGACATTTCGGTTGTCGCAAGAAAAACATGGGCTATAATGAGACCCCTACTGAAAAGGACAAACCCATGTTCGATCTGAAGAACCTCAAGAAGCCCAACAACCTACAGGCCGCCATCGACAAGGCATCCGCTGAGTTGCTGGAGATTCCGACCAACTCCGAAGACTACGTTCGTAACCTCGACCATCTGTCCAAGCTCGTCAAGCTGAAGGAAGCCAATTCCCCGAAGCCTGCGAGCCGAGACACATGGATCCAGGCTGCAGCCAGCGTCCTCGGTGTCGTCGCGATCCTCAGCTACGAAAGCCGTGACCAAATCATCAGGTCCAAGGCCCTCGGCTTCGTGAAGTTCAAGTGACAACCTGAACATCCAGAAGTAAATCTAAACATGAAGGACGTGCCAAAAACACGTCCTTTGTGTTTTCGTTTGCTTCATCGCAGAAATAACATGGGCTATAATGAGACCCCTACTGATTAAGGATAGCCCATGTTCAAGAAGCGCATCATCGCCGACATCAGCCTCGCCAAGACCCCCAAGAACGAAGACCTCGACACCGAGATCGCCGAAGCCATCGGGGCGTCCGCTGCCAACGTCCTCAACGGACTGGTAGAAGACGTCCTGCGGCCCGCGGCGAAGATTGTCGTCGTGTCCATCGTGACTGTGGCCGTGGTGGGTGCCGCCTGCAAGATCGCCGTCAAGACTACGCCGACCCGCTAAGTACAACCTCAAAACCCGAACTCCCCAACAAGGAGTTTAGGTTTTCGTCTGTGAGGGGAAAAGCATGCACTTTCTGTATCTCCTGGTTTCAATCCCGGCTCCGAAGATACGTCAGATTTTCAGGGGCAAAAAGCCGCGTAAGTAGGAATTTCAGCGAGGGGTCGCAGAAATAACAAGGGGTATAATGAGACCCCTACCCGAAAGGCATCACCATGTCCAAGACCACCGCTCCCGCCGACAACGCCGAGATCGTGGAAGAGACCACCGAGAACAACTCGATCGTGAAGAAGGAACTGCGCAAGTTCCTCTACTACGCGACCGGATTCGTCGCCGGTGCCATCGTCGCCACGATCATCGTCAAGTCCGGCAAGGACGAGACGTCCGAGAACTGATATCCAGACGCTCCAAGGCTCACAACCTAAACTCCCCAACAAGGAGTTTGGGTTTTCCGTTTCGTTTGAGGAGAATGATCGTGAAGAACAAGGTCGCCAACTACACGCTCGGAATCATCGCACTAGTCGCCGTTCTCGTGGGATCGATCGGTTTCGCGATCCGCGAGAGTCGCATCGAGAACGCGCCTACGCTTCCTGTTGCTCAGGTGCTCGTCAACGGTACCAACCCGTCAGCGATGCCTATGCCGGTGGATCTGACCGGAGTCTGGGTGCAGACCGACGGAACCTCACACGAGGGCATGACCGCTGAGATCGGCCACGGACAGATCGTGATCGCCCTGCAACTCGGAGCGAGGACCGGGACCTACTGGGACGGCTCGTTCGACTACGACCAGATACGGCCTGACACAACCTCCTTCACTGTGGTCTCACAGTCCAGTCACCCGGTCAGTCCGTTCGCTTCCAAGCTGAGCACCAAGTCGTTCACGTACAAGGACGGCGTTCTGTCCTACGACTTCACGATCGTCGGAACCGAGCGCACCATCAAGATGAGGAAGGGAGGGGCGTGAACACTCGAGAGTTCATCGTTCGACTGGTCAAGATCGGAGCAACGGTCTACATGATCGAACGTCTCCTGAGACGAGACCACATGTCCAAGACCATCAACTGAACGGAGAACCACGATGGACTTCGGCGCCATCGTCGATCGTGCACGAAAGGCGGCTGTCGACAACAGTCCGGCCCTTCTCACGGCGATAGGAGTCACCGGTGCCATCACCACCGCGGTCCTCGCAGGCAAGGCGGGCTTCAAAGCCGCCAGAGTTTTGGACTACGAGCACCATCACTTCCTCGACGAGGATATGAACGAAAAGGACATCCTCAAGAAGCAGGTGGAGTTCACATGGAAGCTCTTCGTCCCGGCAGTCGGGACTGGGGTTGTCACCGTGATCTGCATCGTGCTGGCGAACCGGGTCAGCTCCAAGCGCTCTGCTGCAATGGCGTCAGCGTACGCCGTCACGCAGGAGGCCTTTCGGGAGTACAAGACCAAAGTCATCGACAAGCTCGGTGATAACAAGGAGCAGAAGATCGCCGACGAGGTCTCTCAGGATCGCGTCAACAGGATCACTCCTCCGGCCTACATCGTCAGCAACGCGAACTCGCTGTGGATGGACATGTACTCCGGTCGCTACTTCAACTGCGACATGGAGACGATCCGCGCGGCTGTGAACGACATCAACGAGGAGATCTTCAACGGAGGATTCCCGTCTCTGACGGATTTCTGGGAGATGATCGGTCTCGCAAAGACCACCGACTCCGACGAGATCGGATGGAATACCGACAACCCGCTCAAGGTGCACTATGCGGCCGCCGTCTACGATGGTCGCCCTGTCGGTACGATCGAGTTCCGCACCGCCCCGGTGCGGGGTAACTACAAGATGTTCTAGCGACTGAAAGGCACGACAACACATGTCGAACACCAAGGGTACTTCCGTTGAGACCCCCACTGAGGCGGACAAGACCCATCTGGCCGAGGTGCCCAAGCAGGGCAAGACCGTCGAGGACGACTGCAGCAATCTCGATCTTCTGGAAGGCGACATCGTCGACGAGCGTACCGCCAGCGAGAAGATCAAGGACGCGTTGAGGAACAAGAAGTTCCTCGCCAGCCTGGTCGGCGTCGTCGCGGGTGGCTCGCTGCTGTACATCGTCAGGCAGCGGAACGCGGCGGAGACCGAGACCGACGTCACCTCGGTCTAACTCAAAACTTCCTCAGAGGTGCGTCACAGTAGGGGTTTGGTAATGGGTCCTGGAAGTCCCACTCTTGAACAGGCCAACCTCCTCTGAGGAACCCCCTTCTATCCCACGATCTACTCGAAAGGGGCATGACCATGCTCAAGAAAAGGATACGTTACATCGACTTCAACGGACTGCAGTGTGAGGAGGATTTCTACTTCAACATCACCGAAGCCGATATCGCTGAGATGGCGCTCCTGCACGCGGGCGGCATCGACGGTGCCGCGGCCTTCTTCAAAGACATCGGGGAGTCGAAGGATCCG